TCCTCTCGTCAAACGATATATTCGTGACTTAAATTCTTTTTGCTTTTTCATTATATTTAAAATTAAAGTTGATTAATAAAAAAAGATAGGGGAGTCCGAAGACTCCCTTATCAATATATATATAGGTATTATTCTTCAAATAATACGAAGTTGTTCGCACCCATAACACAAACACATCTTTCTGATAAGAAGTTAACTCTCATCTCATCAATGTCTGTAGTAGCTGCTCCACCTGCTGAACCTGTAATCCAAGTCTTGTAACGTCTGTCTTCAGTTTCTGAAGCTCTATAACGTACATGAAGGAAAGGTCTCTTAGCATTTTTACCAAGTACTTGGTCATAAACACTTGTAGAACCTGCCGGTACTAATAAACCTGTGATTGCACCTGAACCCGGAATAACAGGGTTGTTTGTTAAA